CATGAGTAAACACAGGTAAGTTAGAATTAAGTATCTCGATACTATCCTTTTTATGTAAATCACAGTAAGGAAGTATACTAAAACCTCTGCTATCTTCATAGCTCTCATCCACTATAGTTACTAGTGGATTTAGTCTCTGAGTAACTTCTCCTAAAGAACTAAAGAAGGTTTTATTCTTTTTAGTTGCTTCGTGATTTCCATCAAAGATTATAGTTTCTACACTTACTTTCGATATAAACTCAAAGTATAGCTCCAACTCATCTAGGGTTGGTACTCTGTCGAATATATCTCCGCCAATAATATGTAGATCTACATCTTCCTCAAGGCTATGTATCTGCTCAAAGAAACTGTTATATCTTGCAATAGCCCAATTAACTGGGACGTTTTTCTGCCCCAGTTTTATGTGCCAATCTGCGCTAAACAGTATCTTCATTAAGACACATCAAAGTCGTCGTCATCAAACTCTTCTGCGTCTGATTCGTCAACATTCTCAGTATCTTTGCCCATCATACGCTCAAGCAACTCTTTTTGCTGCTCAGGTGTAGGTCTTCCAAAGATTTCTTCTACATCCGGTGCTCCTTCAATCAAAGCGCGAACCTCATCGGATACCGGCCCCTGAGCTTTAGAGCATTTGAGCTCTTGGATATTATACTTTACATTCATGGGCTGAGGACCAGTCTTTTCTTTCTCGTAGCAGATATCCCAACCTTTATCTAGGTCTGTGGGGTCTCCCAAGTCCGCTGCCAGTTTGATTACTCGGTCCATAAGGGTTTTCTTTGGATTGAAGATTTTAATTTCACCATTCTCAACACAAAGCATAACATAGCCATACTTTGACTTGAGGTCTGGGTAGTAGTGCCTAACCCAGTCTTTCTCAATGTTAGTCCAACGCTGTTGGTCTCTATCCCAAGATAGACACTCTACCGGCATAGTGCGACCTTCTGCGTTAGTTACCCAGTAAATATAACGAGGAATAATACCACCGAAGATACGAATACGATTGTCTCCGAATTGAGGCTTGTGCTCGTTTAGCTTCTCCCGACTACCGCCGGTATCTTCTTTCATCTGTCCAAATGCTAATGCCATAGTTTTTCCTTTTGCTTATGCTTCATAAAGAAACTGGATGCTATCACCTACAATTTCAAGAAGCGGATTGTTTGCGAACTTTTCAGTTGAGACTGGGCATCCCAATACCGAAAGATCGGCTTGTTTAGTTATTTTATAATGGTTGTAGCTTCTGTAGCTGGCTATGCCAACATACTGAGCTATATGACGAGGGGTATGAACATGCCTGTTAGCGAGAAGTCGCTCAGGATGAACTAAGAAGCTCTGCCCAGACCAATCTGTATAGGATAACCCATACATAGGATCGAACTTGCTTTTTGGCGTGAGGTTAAAAGTTTGATAGGCTATAACCCTTATTACAAGGTTAGCATTGCCCTTAGCATAGAGCCGTATTTTTTGCCAATCGTAACGAATAAGCACGCAGGATTTCCCAAAGTCAAGAGTATATTATACAGGGTGTCACCTAAAATGTCAAGAAATATTTTTATCATATGTCTGTAAAAGATACACGATAATCTTGTTGACGGTAGTGGGCCAGCCTTGTTCCAGCTTGCTTACTTGCCGTCTTTCCCTTTAAGTTTACATCAACAATAACCGGCTGTATTTTACCCGGATATTCCCTAACAACACGCCCTATTAACTGTGTTAGTAATGGCGTATTATTTACAGGGGTTGCAAGAATGAGACAGGAGAGTGGATTTACTGATATGCCTTCCGAGAATATACTCTGTGTCCCTAGCAATATATCTACTTCTCCTGCTTTTACTTTCTCTAATCTTTCCTCTCTTTCTTCTAAAGTATTTTCGCCAGTAATAATTACGGCGTGCTTCCCTATAGTTAGTTTTAGGCGTTTAAGAAAGTTCACTCTATCACTGACTAAGAGCACTTTGTGCCCTTTATTTTTGTATATGGCTGCCAGCATCGCCACTATTTTGCCATACTCCTCGTTAGCTACAAGATCATTGACCCGTAACGCCCAAGGAGCACGACCATCCATGAAACGAATTTTAGACTGTATAATGTCTACTTTAGGTTTCATGAAATTTTCTGGAGGCGGAGTAAATCTAGTATACCCAAAATAATCGGGCATAAGTATATGCCTACCATCTTTTCGTTCAACAGTGCCCGACAAACCTATTTTGTACCTTGCGTAAGATGCATCAACAAGTTTATTGAATGTATTGGCTGGAATATGATGACATTCGTCAACAATTATAGTACCAAACTTTGTAGCTATCTCGTCTTTGACTTTATATAATGTCTGAACGTTTCCAACTACAATATTCTTATCTATTTCCTTTCTCCCAGAACCAATTACTCCAGGCTGTATTCCGAAAACTTTTATTATTTCCTTTTCCCACTGCGTTCTTAGCGCAATAGTATGAGTTATTATAAGAGTTTTTTGACCCAACTTACCTGCAATAGCTAATGCTGTGAAGGTTTTACCCCAAGACACAGAAGCGTTAATTACAGCGTTGTCATCAATTCTATCATAAACATCTTGTTGAGATTGCCTAAGATCGAACTTAAACTCTGGAAACTCTACAGGAATAGTTACTCTCTTATCAACTATTTCATAGCCTTTGGGTATTAGATCTACCCTACCAACAGGTATGGATATTAGACCAGACCTAACCCTCTTCATATTTTTAATGATAGTGGGCGGCTTGTCCTCCCTATAAGAAGGTATCTCATAGGTAAGTTTCTCGTCGAACTCCGTAAGTTCATACGGCTCAACATTCAACATAATCCTGTTAGATATTATAGCTTTACCCATTTTTATATTTAGCTATTAGATAGTCCTTTACAAACTTACTGCGAACTATATCATCTATTCCGAAGTCTACAAAATCAAACTGATCCATGTCTTTTATAATTCCCATAAACTCTTTAATACCGCTTGATTTTAAATCTGACTGAAAAAAGTCTCCACAGAATATTATTCTACAGTTGTGACCAACCCTTGTTATTAGGCTGTCTAACTCATGAAAACTCATATTCTGACACTCATCCACAATCACTACAGTATCTTGAAATGTTACTCCCCTAACATGGGAAGTAGTAATAAACTTTACAGCATAGTTCTTTTTAAGAATGCCATATGCGTCACCCCTATGAAAAAGCTCACTACATATTGCTATGTATGGTTGCTCATAGACTTTTGACTTTTCTTCCTCATTGCCTGGAAGGAAGCCCATTTCCCTCGTAGGAACTGCACTTCTTACTAAGGTAATATCTTTATATTTCTTTTTTATCATGTCATCAAAGGCAAGATACATTGAAATATATGTTTTACCAGTACCAGCACAACCATGAAGAAATAAATTCTTATCAGACTCGAATACCTTTAGTTGTCCTCGGGTAAGAGGATCAATATCAATTAACTCTAAGTTAGCAGAATTTAATTTGTCATTGCTCATTTTCTTTTTACGCACTAAATCATCCTTCTATAGCTTTTACACTTATCCTCAGAGAAATCGTATATAAGCCAAGGCTCATTGTTTACAATGATAACATGAGCCCATTCCTTGCCCAAGGGGGCAGACTTCAAAATAAATGGAGAATTGTAGCCATATAGCCACAACCTACAGTAGTAATCCAAAAATTCCTTATTTTTTATTTTTATGCTTTTTATATTGACGTACTTAGTTTTTAAGTATCTAAAACAGTTACCCTTAGTATCTATAAAATTTTTATACTTAGACTTAACTAATGCTGTAAAATCCTCATACATAATATTCAATAAATATTTCCTATGAGGAGTGTGTAAACGGCGTCTACCCAAAGTTGATTGCTTTTGGTTTCTGTCGTCTATTACTTTATCATTACACTTTAGCAGACCATCTCGGTAAGTCAGTTCCCCGGTAAGAGCATACACAGGGAACTCTACTCTAGTTAGAATTTTATCATACGTTAATTCTATTAGCATACTGCTTCTCAAACTTGCCAAAAGCATAGTCTTGGCCAATGTCAAAGTC